GAGCCATATGCCAATAACACACTACACATTTATCCTCAATGTCGTAGAACACGACCTAGCCCCTATCAAGGACATGATCATTTTCTCTGGTCTGTTGAGGATGGGGGCAAGGTCACCTTTGAATGGTGCATACCGAACAAAGAGAACCTTGCATATATCTTAAACAATCCCACTAAATTCGATCCTGATTACATAAATATGCTTCGTAGATACTGCTCAGACAAGATCGAGAAGTTATCAGACTATGTGCTTAATGGGAAGATCCAATAGGCTTTTTCTTTTTCTTTATGATTTTTTTCTTAGGACCTTCAAATACATAAAATCCATGATAACATTCTAATAATGCGGTACATGAACATCAACTTGAATTTTTGTATCTGGATCTTCCACGATCATTTTCAATTTTCCTTTTTTAATCATCCTCAATATTCCCTCTAATCCTTCTTTAAGAAGTTCAAACATTTCACTCATAAAAACCAACTTAACTCAACTTAACCGAACCTAACTCAACTTAACCGAACCTAACATAACTCAACAGAACTTAACACAACGAAACAAAGTTAAATCGACCACTCTTCCAAAAACCTATCACAACAGAACGTATCATACCCAATCCCAACACATTTCAACCTATCTTGAATTGTCATAACACAAGTAAATTAAACACTCTTCCTAAACAAGCCTGAACATAACAGAACAAAACTCAACAGAACCTAACATAACTTACCACAATTCAACAAAGTTAAATCGACCACTCTTCCAAAAAATCGAAACATAACCTAACCAAAGGAAACCTAACCAAACCCAACTTACCACAATTCAACAAAGTTAAAACTTTATCTTAGAAAGCACGTTCTGGGCTTCCATAAGAAGCATCGATGCTTTTCGGGTAGCATGATGATGACGCAATCTTTGCTTCTCGCTAAGATCTGTCGTATCGACCCTAGTCATAGCAGTCAGGATTAAATCATCCTTTCGTATCTGATTAGTAAAATGATTCTCGGTCTTATCAGCCATCTTCTCTTTAGGTAAAATATAAAGATCTTGGCATTTAGCAGTAGACCAAAATCCATGTCTTTTAAGCTCTTGTTCAAGCAAAATGATTCTTCCAATGTATTCCCAAGGATTATTTTCATCATAAAAGCAATCTAGAGCACACTCTAGATACCCTTTTGGTATCATAATATCATATTTCAATAGACCATTGGAAAATAGGTAATTGACTGCGTCCCTTACCATATCTCTCTGCTTAGAGTTTCTCTTTTTTTTTCTCATACTTCCTCAAAATTTGTGATTTTAAATCTTCCATAAGAGCCACCTGCTTTCTCTGGCCTCAGTTCACATAATCCAGAGTAATTTCCTGCATAATCAAGGATATTGCGGAAGTCTTTCACGTCAAATTCACTAGTATCGATGGTAACTTCAAAGTTTATCGACCATGTATGAAATATGGGACGAGTTCTCATGATTCTAGCTCTCATAACAACTACAGACTCACTAAATACATGAGACTTCTTACCATTCTTGTCTTTTTTAGCCCATAATGTAGCGGGTGTTTCTTTCTCAAAACCTTTAAGAGATGAACCCACAGCATCATTTACAAGAATAGCACGTGTAGCGGTTCCTTTTTTGGACTTCTTAGCAGCACTCTTAATGCATGCTTGAAGACATTTTGAGGGTATGTATGGGCCATATTCTTCATCATAATAAAGACCCGCTTCCCATTCAATTTTAGCCATTGCAAGATGGTGTTCATCTTTCTTGTTTTTAATGCAGCTGATCTCGCTCATCATCTTTTTCATAGGATGCAAAGGATCAACTAATTTATCTGAATGCATGATCAAAGGAGAGATTCCTTCGATATCAATTGAAAATGTTTTATATATACCCATATTTATCTCCAGTTATGTTTTCCTGAAGATCATAACACTAGTATATCTTTTGAGTCTACTGTTTTTTTCCTGTTATCCAATCTTTATACTGATTCAACAGTGGCTGTAAAACTTTCCTCACCTCATCATCAGGCTCAATCTCATACTCTTCCATGAACTCAAGCGTCTGATCCATTAGCGTCACTAAACAAGTCATCTTCTCAGCAGCCATCATATAGGCGAATATATCAATTTCCTCTTTGCTCATATCACCTCAAAATTTTAAGTTGTCCTAAATTCCATTAATTTATATAACTGAGTTTAAGTATTCAACAGAATACCGGCGCAAACGAGATCCCGCCAATCTCAAAGGAAAAACATGGAAACTACTGAAAACAGCGCAACACCTGACGTCGCTACCCAGGCAGCAGAATCCCATGATGAAGCTAGCAAGTCTCCTAAAGAGTCATTTGCTGAGCTTCGTAAGGCTAAAGAAGACCTCGAGAGGCAACTTTGGCAGGCTCAAAAAGAACGGGAATTGATTCAGCAGCAGATGCAGTCTCAACTGCAACCTAAGCAACAAGAAATTCCCGAAGAAGATTTTGATTATCGTCAGCTAGAAAGCGAAGACTTCCCCGATGGGAAGAAACTAGTGAAGGCTCTTTCGTCCATGGACAAGAAAATGTCCAAATACGAACAAAAGCTAGCTGAAAAAGATCACAAACTTCAAGCTTTAGAAACTGCCCTAGAATTCTCTGACTTTAAAGAGGTCGTCACAGCTGAAAATATAGAAAAATATATTAAAAGCGATGAAGACAACCTTGAGGCAGTCAACAAAGCTTCTAATCCTTTGAGAAAGGTTTACAACCTCATAAAAAAGAGCGCCGCCTATCAAGCAGAAACAGCCAAAAAGACGGCTACGCCAATCTCTCAAGAGCAGAAGCGCGTAAATGACAAGGAAAGCAAGCCCCAGATAAACAGCATAGGAGTACGCTCTGATGCTGTCACTAGCGCAGGCAAGTTAACTAACTCAACAATGACCAGGGATCAAAGAAATGCTCTCTGGAAAGAAACGCAAGCAGCTGCCCGTCGTTAGTCTTCTCCTAATCATGGAGAACTTAAATGGCAGGTCCAACAACAACCAGCATTTTACCTCCAGCTGTACAACAACAGCTGAGTATGAAATTGCTGGCACGTCCTATGCCTGACCTGATCCACACCACGATGGGTTGACATAATAGCCCATCTAAAACTATCGCTGATTGACTCGGAAGCCCGATGGGGTGACGAGGGGCAAGTTTAAATACAGCCTGAACGACTGAGCGCGATGGACTCGAAAGAGTATGCAACAGTCTGGTCTCGGAATATACATGAAATCCGAGAGCATAGCAGAAATGACTATGCCGCCGAAAGGTAGTAACATACGTATCCTATCACGATGGATCAGCAAGCAGGTGATATTCTGAGACGCAGACGCTATCAGAATTTAATGACTGCTCCAGTACCACTGGGGAATGGGATCGTCGATCCCGCCGCTCAACAATTGACGGCACTCGACATCGATGCAAGAATTGACTGGTATGGTACATACATTATCTTGCAAGAACAAGTAATGCTTATCAACGAAGATCCCGTATTAAATTCTGCGGTATCTGTATTAGGACAATCTCTCAGGGAAACTGAGGATCAACTGGCTCGTAGCATGATGGAAGGCGGAGCGCCTCCAATCAACTGCACAAGCGGAACGAATGGCGACAATCCTACTAATATAAGTCCTCTTGATTGTAGCAAAGCGGTAAGGCTCTTAAGAACTGCTAACGCACAATTCATCATGGATATTATTGAAGGTGAACTGAAGTTCGGTACAGCACCTGTACGTACAGCGTTCTTTGGCCTTGGCCACACGAACCTGTCGGCAGACCTAGACCAGATGGTTGGTTTTATTAACGTAGCAAACTACGCTAACCAATCGAATCTGCTGCAATCCGAATGGGGTTCTATCAGGAACATGCGTTTCCTGCTGTCCTCAGTTGGTTCGATTTCTACTGGCGCTTCTGCTAATGGTAATGATGTGTATAATATCTTTATCCCTGGCCAGGAAAGCTATGACATGGTTGACTTGGACGGTTATTCCGCTCAATTCATCTATGCGCCACCTGAGATTGCATCTCCTCGCTTGAGACTCTACCAGACTGCTGGTTGGAAAATGGCTCAAGTGTTCAATATCACTAACACTTCTTGGATTGTCAACCTACGTTGCACTCTCCAAGTGGCACTATAAGGGGGTGACATATGAGTACACAAATATGCACTGGATCGTTCACTAACGTGGCGTCTACTCCTTTCTTTATCCCTTTGCAACAGTATGTCTCTGAGTTTAGGCTTAAAAACCTTACTCGCAGCGGTGTTACAGTGGGATCTGTATCAGGATCATTGACATCAACTAGAATTGTAGAAGCTTTCTTTAATCAGGCTTACCAAAATGCTGGTACAGCTCAGATCATCGAAACTGGTACTGTTTCCGGTGCTTTGGCTCCAATGAATATTGGTAACCTAGCTCAGAATGGTATCACTATCTATAACTCAGCTAATCCTCCAACTTATGCGGCAGTAGCTATTTCATCGTTCACACCTGGTTCACCAACGGTTTGGACTACTGGAACAGCTCATGGCTTCCAAGTTGGCGATACAGTAAGAGTTTACAGCTTGACTTCAGCACCACAATTTGGTGGGTTGGCAATGACTGTTACAGCAGTTGGTTCTACAACCACATTTACCACCCTTCTAAACTCAACCGGTGCTACTACTAGCGTTGGTTACGTTGTGAAGACAGGTAACTATTTGATTCCTACTAAGCAGGGTGTTTATCCTGAAAATAGGGTCATTGCGTTGATGACTAATGCCAATCCAATGGTGATCACTACACTTGTACAACAAAACTACTATGTTGGTGATGTTGTGACATTTGACGTACCATCAGTGTTTGGCGTGCCTCAGCTTTCAAACCTATATAGCGGATATCCTGTTCAGGGTACTGTTATTGCGGCCAACAATGCTGTTGGAACTCAATCGGTAACGTTAGCTATTAATAGCACGAACTTTGGTGTTTTTGGCGGGACTAATGGATGGCCAGGATCTACTTCCTTTCCATTCACATTCCCAACTATGGTACCTCAAGGTGAAGGCAATATTAATAACTTCCAAGCTTTCGGGGTTAATCCTAGCCCGCTTCCATATGCTAACCAAGACGTTCTATCCTTTGCTAAGCAAGGGAATGGAGCTAATGGTGTGCTTATTGGTGCAGGTGATGGCACGAATGCAGCGACAACCGGGGGGATTATAGGAAGTACCGTTGATGTGTGGGAATGGCGGGCAATTACCTCCTTGCAGGAATTTCCAGGCCTAATTAGCACAAATTACGTTTAATAAATTGGGTGGGGACAAAATGTCCCCATCCTTCCTTTAGGAGGAATATGGGAAGACCTAAAAAACACAAACCAGAGGTAAAAATGACCGAAGAAGACAAAAAACCTGACCTAGAAGCACTCGAAGAAATCCAAACTGAAGTTGATATTGCTCGCCTAGAGCTTGAGAAATTGAAACTTGAGATTGAAGAAGCGAAAAAGGTTAGGGTAATGCCTGCTCGCGAAGTCTCTGATGAAGAGATGATCATTGTTAAAAAACAAAATACTAATTCTAATGCTAAATTAGCACTTAAGCAGAAGATCGAACAGCAAAAATGCTTTGATTCGGTGAAGGTTAAGGGCAAATTCATCAATAGACGTTCTCCTGGGCAACCAGCTAAATTAACTTATATGAAATATGAAGACGATCCAGTAAAATGGTATACGTTTCAGGATGGTGGAGTTTATGAGATTCCTCGTGGATTTGCTGATCAAATCAATGAGCATTATCATACGCCGAAATTCATTCAGAAACAGGGTCAGCAAGAGCTTGCAGATGGTATCATAGGTGTGAATAGCTCTATTGCAGATGTTGATACCAGCAACAAGAAGTATGCTTTTGTGCCCGTTAGTTTCGCGGCGTGAATGTAAAGCCGCTTTACATGAGGTAAAATGAGCAGTGTAGTCTATTATCCAGGATATAACCAGATTCAGGTGACACAGAACTATCTGTGCCAGCAGATCTCGGCTATAACCAATGCGAATCCTATGGTTGTTACGACTACAAACAACCATAATTATAATCCTGGGATGAAGGTTAGCTTTCAGATTCCCGGTATGTATGGAATGCAGCAATTGGTAGGATTGGTGGGTTTTGTGGCAGCTGTAACAAGCAATACGTTGACTATTAACATCAATTCGACCAATTTCACACCTTTTGTGGTTCCTTCATTGCCTAGATCATATTCTTTGCCTTATGTGGTGCCTTATGCTTCTGGACCCTATTTACCCCCTCAGCCATTGCCTTATGGCAATGAGAATAGCTTTGAGGGAACTATTTACAACAACGGCGCTCCTGGCGACCCTGTAAACGGAGTTTAAGATGACAGCTCAGATAGTAAGCTTATCACAGATGCAGAATACTGTTAGGAGGATGACTGCTAGATATACTCCTCAATCTATGAGCAATGCGCAGATTAACACTTATATTAACCTGGCCTATACGCTTCATTTTCCTGAGCAGTTCAAAAACTTAAAACTCACAAAACCTTATGTCTTTACTACAATTCCTAACGTAGATACCTATGATTTCATTTATGAAGATACTCCCACTAATCCAGCTAATGGTGATAGAGTAGCAACAGCAACTCCTGGTAACATACAAATAACACCACCAGTATATTGTCAAGGTTACATTTTACGATATTTCCAGGATAAGACGACATTCTACAATCGTTGGCCTAAGCTTAGCGTAAATCAGCAGGTGAATAGTGGTAATGGTACTGCTGGTCCTTATTCAGGTATTATTCCTTCTACACCATTTCTAAGAGCACAGATGGATATATTCGGGAATGTTACCGAAGCAGCTGTTATCATTTCATCTTTTGACAATTCTGGATTCAATATAGCTATCACTGATGTTCCAATAGCTAACAATAATACTGGTAATCTTGTAGACAATTTAGGGAATAATGTCGGCACAGTGAACTATTTGACGGGCGCATATACATTCACCCTAAATGTTGGTGTTATTCCTGGTGGTGATCCAATCTATGCAAGCGTAGTGCCTTATCAATCATCAAGACCAACAGACGTTATATTCTACAACCAGCAGATCACTTTCCGGCCTGTACCTCAGCAAGTCTATCAAGTTGAATTTCAGATTAGCCAGCAGCCTACACAATTGATTGAAAACAATTCCGCTCCCGAACTCGATGAGTGGTATCTTTTTATCTGTTGCATAGCTGCTAAACTTATCTATATAGATTTTCCCGATCCTGAAGGAATGGCATATTTGATGCCAATCTATCAAGAACAGCTTCAGATTGCACAGAGAAGGACGCTAAGGCAAATAGGTAGCCAGAGAGCTAGCACGATCTTCAGCCAACCTGGAAGACCTCTTGCAAGCTGGTTCTGGGGAACTGAATTTTCAGGAACTTCAGGATAATTTATGGCTTTTAATCCTAACATTCCTTTGGTCACAGATCAAATCTTGATCTCCTATAAACAGCTCAAGAATAACTTCCAATCTATAAATAATGCTTTTGTGGCGAATCATATTGGTTTGACACAGGATGCGACAATATCTGGAATGCATTCTACTCTTGATTGCAGGCCACAGACAGGAGATCCAACCACTTCCTCAACACAAATAGCATTATACAATAAACTTGTTAACAGCATTCCCGAATTATTCTTTAGGCCTCCTAGTGATGGAACACCTATTCAGATGACTTATCCTTCCATTAAGATAGATGGATCATCTAATCAGTATTCCTTTATAGCAGGACCTTTCATCGTTTATGGAGGAACATTAACGGGGCCGACAAATGGTCAAGTTATAACCCTTACTCCTGGAACAACTTTACTTTACGTAGATTTAATTGCAATAGCACCTGTTAATCCTCAGAATGCAGGTTATGCAATTCCTACGGCTTTAAATACGCCCGCTAATTCTTTTACCTTTACTGCTCCACAAACGGTTGTGAGTAATTGGTATTACTTTGCTATCGGAGTTTAGAGATGAATCCACCAATCTATAATCCTAATGTCCCTGAGTTTGAAGAACAGGAATTATCAAATTCACAACCCGATTTATTTGATAATTTTATGGCTTTGGCTACTTCTTGGGCGTTAAATCATGTACCTTTTCTAAATTCAACTACACCAGGAAATCATACGATTATACAGCTTTTAGAACGCCCTGGAGATCCTAATACAAGCGTTAATGAGATATCAGTCTATACTAAAAATGCTATGGATCAGACTGATGATCATATTTACTTGAAATATGGTGCTACAGGACAAGTTTTTCAATATACTTGTTATCAAATTTATGCATTGCCTCAGACCGCAACACAAACACAATTTTTTACATTTTTGCCTGGAAAGGTACTTCTTTATTTTGGTACTTTTGTTACATTACCTAATAATAGACTTACTCTTTTGCCTCCGGTAGCAAAAAAAATAATTACTGTTTCAGCTGGATATAATGTAAATCCTCCTCCAACATTAATTGGTAAACCTGGTGTAGCATTGGTAGAAGCAGGTGGTTTTATCACACAAATTATTTTTAGTACCGGTTCTGTTGGTCAAGCGATGAATATTAGTTATTTAATCATGGCGGCGATATGACAGTTTATACAAGCAATAAACCTGATGCTGGTCCAAGTCCTCTTTTAGATGCGCCTATTATACAAGCGAATTTTGCTACTTTCAATACAGTTTTTTCCAATACTGTCGGATCTAATGTCTATGATCATACAGCATTAAATTCACCACTACAAGGTCATCATGAAAGCATTGTGATGAATAATCAAGCACAAGCACCTGGTGTTGCTCAAAATCTTTGTGTGTTATTCAATATGAATGCAACAAATGCAGCAGGCACACAACCTCAACTTTGGGCACAAATTACACGATTTTTACCTACTGGATTCGATACTACAAATCCAGGTAATCCACCAATGCTTTTGACATATAATGCTGTAAATACTTCTGGTCCTATCTATCAGTCTTTTTTGCCTGGTGGATATATTTTTTACATAGGAACAGCAACATTTGGTAGTCTTAATATTACAGTAACACCTACATGTACAAAATTGTTAATTGCTGTAGCAACAGCTCAGAACACATATTCAATCGGTGGAAGTTTTCGTGCTGTAGCAATAGCCACAACCATTACTGGAACTAATACTTTTACTATCTTTCCTGATACACATGCATCAGCTGGAAATACCTATCTTTGGTATGCAATAGGAGTAGCATAGATGACTAGTAACTTTTTTATAGGTCCTGTCAAAGAAGGTTTAAGGAAAGATAGCAAGCCTTGGGCTACTCCTGAAGATTCGTTTGAGACGATGATCAATGCGTATCAGTTTAGGGGAAGAGTTGTAAGAAGGCCAGGTTATACTCTCCTTGGAAGACTATCGATTGATGGAGGAACCACCTTTGAAAATCTTCCTGTAATGGGTTTAAGAACATATGAAAACTATGGTCTTGATCTTCAGACATTGGTGGCTTTTGACACAATGTTTGCTTATGAATTGAATGGAAGTGGAAATTTTACAATATTACCTAGCGCTATAAATCCAGTTACATGGTATGGAACAAACTATCAATTTTTCTGGACGATCAACTATGCCAATGCTTTCTGGGCCACCAATGATAATCCTGGTTTGCAAGGTAATGTAATTCAAAATGCAGTTGCAGGTGCAGGAATCACTACCATCACGACTACCACAAATACATTTACAAGCGGTCAAAGTGTTACGATTATTGGCATTGTAGGAACAGGAACTAATGGAAGTTCTGATTTGAATGGAAATTCCTATGTGATCACAGTCATAAATAATACAACTTTCACTATTCCTTTCCAAACGACCACAGCTTACGTATCAGGTGGTTTTGCTCTCAATAGCCTTAATTCTATCCCTAACTTTGATGGTATTCGTTTTTATGCCATTACCACAGCAGGTACAGGGTGGGTGAATTATAATCCGCCGGTGGATACAATCAAT